AAAACCGTGGATTTATGCCAAGAACAACTTCTGTAGGTGGTAATATAGGTATGCCAATTCAAAATAATTATGGGTATGGTACTGCAACCAGCGCAGCTGGTGCGTTGAGGCAGATGGGTATGGAAGACGTTCTTAATGACCCTAGATTCGCTGAGTTTGCAGATGATTTGCCTCAATTCAGTATGGGCTATCAACAGCAAATAGGTGATATACAATCAGGTGGACAGCAAGCAGCGCAGCAGTTTAGAGCTAGACAAAGACAATCAGGGTCAGGTTTTACTGGATTTGGAGCAGGTCAAACACAGTTACAACAAAATTTTAGAAACTTAGGCACAGATATGCAAAGACAGCAAAGAGGTGTTATCGAAGGATTCCAAGCTGACCTATTAAGCGCTATTGGAGACATAGAAGCTAAGGGGCAATTTGAGTTTGGTAGTGGACCAACTTCTACAGCAAACCCAAATGAAGCTTTAGATATGATAGAAGAAGCTAAAGACATGATTAATTCTGGCTCTCCATTTGACCGCCTTAAAGGTGAGGCAGCATTAAAAGAATTAGAAAATCAAGGTTATAACATTGCTTAAAAAGTATAGGAAATAAAAATGGCAAGAAGTGATAGATATAGATTTGGTGATATATTATTACCAGAAGCAGAAAGTTTAGCGAGGTCATTACCCGCTCTACTAAGGCAACAGCAAGTTAATGATTTAGACAGAGAAAAAATTGCTTTAGAAAATAAAAGAATAGAGGCTGCTAAAACACAAAACGACAGATTGTTTGAAGCTCAAGAAAACGCTAGAGTTCAAGCTGCTGAAAGATACAAAGAGGAATTTGCGTTTAAAAAAGAACAAGCAAAGCAAGCAGAGATGAATCGTTTAGTTGCTTCTGTAGATGAGCCGTATCAAAAAGCTATGATATATAGAAAGTATGGGTTTAACGACTTAGCAGAAAACTTTACAAGTATAGGTGACAAGCAAGAAGCACAAAAAGATGTATTGAGAGAGTTTGATTCGTTTACAGACCCTAATGATATATTACAAAACTCTTCTACCGCTCTTAGTGGACTTGACCCAACTTCATCTGCTGCTACTTATGTCAGGGAAGCTAGGCAACAAGCTATTGATGATTTAGATGTAAAGTATAGTGAGCTACTAGAAATTACCGGATTTAGAGTAGCTCACGAAAAGTATACTCAAGGAATGAAAGACCTCACAATGTCAGAAGACAATAAAAAACTTTTGAGTGAGGCATATGTAAAGGCTTTAGAAAAGTATGGAGCGGTAGACATGACTACTCCAGAGGCTAGCGGAGCTAGCGGTGTTGGTTTTACCGCTGAACAAGCCGATGAAGCGGTAGATGAGCTTTTAGGCGGTACAGGTTTAAATCTTGACACTGGCGAAGTAGGGACTGCACAAAAGCCTGCCAAAGAAAAAAGTATATCTAAACTATCAGAAGAAGTTGCTATGGATGCAAGCCTAACGGCTGGACAAGTTAATAAGCTTTTACAAGATGCTAGGAAAGAAAGACTGAATTTAGAACGAATAAAAACACTGCAAGGGTTAGGGCCAAAACAAGAAAGTAGGTTAGCAGAAATACAGGGATTAATACCAGCGTATAAAAGAAGAATGGAAAAAGAAAAAGAAAGAGGAAAAGCAGCAAGAGGTATTTCTAGGCGCGCTTCTGGACCACAAATTGACTTTATAGATTCATATTCTTTTTAATTATACTGTATGTCTAACTATAAAATACAAAGAGACGAATTAGACTTTTTACAAACTCTTGGTGATAATAAACCGCAGGACGAAAAGCTATATGGGTTTATACCGGGAAGGTGGTTGCCGAACTGGGTAAAGCAAGGATACAATCAAAG